TTAACAAAAAGAAATGCCTACGAGTTTATACCTAGACAAAAAAAAGAGACCCCGTAGGATCTCTTTGAAAGATATAGAATATTTGAATTACATTAGGTTTTGAACTGTAACTCTTCTATAGTATCTGTTAGAGTTGGCAATAAGTTTACCAAGACCTGCAGTTGTACCTTGTGCAAATGGGTTTGCTACGATACCGTAACGAGTCTTAAACCCGATTTTTGGCTGGAAGGTGTTTTCTCCCACTGCACGAACCATCTGTAATGGAACATATGGGCAGTAGAATAAACCTGCGTCATAAGGTGATGTACCTTTGTAACCCATGACATAATACTGTTTACCAGTACCAGAACCTGCTGTTGGAGCATTTGCTGAATAAGGATCAATGTATACACGATACTTACCTGCAAGAACACCAGCAAATGTGTTACCTGTGTCATCAACGTTTAAGTTTGCATTAAGTGCAGGTGTGTAATCTAATACACCAGCCATTGTTAATGCAGAAGCAACGTCAGCAGAGCAAAGGATCATGTTACCCTTTCCACGACGAGTTCTTTGTGCGATTGCGTTTGCATCTCTTTCCATCTGGAAGATAAGTCCCTTGAACTTCTCAACTGACCATCTACCGTTTGAATCGATATCTAAATCGAATGTTCCAGCAGTTGCAACGTTTTGACTAGCACCAGTTTCAGCAGACTTGTAGATAGTTCTAATAACTTCTCTATTGATTTCAGCAAGAATCTCTGTTGAGAGAATGTTTGCTAATTCTGCCTCTGCATTTAGACCATGAATTGCCTTAAGGTCTTGAGCAAGTTCTAAACTGTACTCTGCCTTTAGTGCTCTGGACTTCGCAGTAACGGTAACCTTCTCAATTGAGAATGCCATCTCATTGAAATCGTTACCTGTTGATCCGAGTGCTTCTGATGTCTCGGTATCCATACCCTGACCAACTGCATATGCTGCCTGAGTTGAGTTGCTTGATGGGTTAAGTGCGCCTGGATTATCTCCACCAACACCGCCACCAGGACCACCAGTTGTACCGAAACCAACGTTTGCTCCGTCAGATCCATCTACATACTTACCTGTTGCAAGTGTTTTATCGGTTCCAACACCAGAGAAGCCTGTATTTGCTTCGTCGAATAGTGCTTCCTCTCCGGACTGAGATGTAAATCTAGATCTCATTGCGAAGATAAGTCCTGTTGGACCTGTCATTGGTTGAACACCTGCTAGGTCATATGCGACCAAGTTAGGCATTGAACGACGGATTAGTGAGATCAAAACAGGGTCGAAACCTTTGATCGCACCAGTTGCTGATCCACTCAATCCAGCAGCTTGTCCTGCTGAACCTGTGCTGTTTGTTGGAACAGCTTCTGAAAGAAATTCTCTTTCTTCTCTAATTGCTTTTTCTTGATTTTCTAGGAGAACTGCAGTAACCATTCTACGATGTGCGTCCTTAATTGGATCTGCACCTTCATAGTCTAAAAGGGGTGCCCACTTCTCCTGCAAACCATCTGAATTAATTGATTGCATTTGAATTGATTGTTAAGTTTACTGATTATGTTAAAATCACTTTTTAGTAACTCTCTGCAATGACTGAAGGTAAGTTTCCATTGTTCCACTATACTGTGGTTGATGACCTGTTTCTGTACTTTCAGAAATTGTTTCTGCTGTGTCTTTTTGTTTTTCAGTTGAGAAATAAGAATCTCTCAAAGTTACTAGTTTTTCACGATAGTTGTCTTCACTTTCGAACTCAACATTTTCAGAAAGAGATTGTAACTTCTCTTTTTGAGTAATGGCAAGACCCTCAGAGACTTCTGCGAAAATTACGTCGGAAGTTGATTCTGATAATCTCTTTTTAAGAGCAACATTTTTATCAATTTGCTCGTTGAGTTTATTCTCCATTTCATCAAGTTTTTCTACCATACTATTAAGTACATCATATTTATCTTCAGGGATTGATACATAATGTTCTTCAAATAGACTCTTCATTCCTGCGAGGAATGAATCAGTCATCTCTGTTTTAAGTCCTCTTTCGAGAGCTAATTCATTTTCAGAGACCCACTCGTCAGCAACATACTCTAAGTATGCATCGACTCTTTCAGTGAGTTCTGATTTTAATGTTGAAATTTCTTCGGTAAGAGCTTTTTCATATTCTTGCTCTACCTCCTCTTTTACTTCTGCAATTTTAGATGTTATTGCAGCTTCAAAGATTGTTCTTGCTTTTTGTTGAAATTCTTCAGAAAGTTCTTCACCAGCAAGAAGTGCTTCAATGTCTTCTTCGATGTTTATCTCTGCAATAATTTCTTCTTCTTCAGATTCCTCAGTTGTTTCTTCTTCAGATACTACTTCTTCTTCAGATGTTTCTTCTTCAGATACAACCTCATCTGTTACTTCTTCGTCTTCGGCAACAACTTCACCTTCTGACTCAGATTCTTCCTTCTTCATTCCTGCTGGCATAGGGTCTGCAGGTTTAGCAGCTTTGTTTACAATATCTTTAACTTGTTTTAATATTGCACCAGCGTCCTTTAATTTTGCTGAATCGTCATCAGGTTTATAATTTTCTGGAGTAGGACCACCTAAGTCATCGACTGAAGCGTTCATTCCTCCTGTGGTTAACTTCTGCATTGGTTCTGCAGGTTTAGCCCCTTTGGTTACTACGTTTTCCATGTTGTGTAAATGTTGCCTTGGGAATTTTTCTATATTTATTTATAGAACTTATAGATTTGAAATAAAATCACTGAATAAATTTAACTTATGTTCTTCCAATCTACCTTGATCTACAAGAGTATTAATTCTCTTTTTTGTTTGTGTTGCTTGCTGTTCACGAAGAATTCCTCCTTCCCAAACCCATTCTTTTCCTTCCATAATTCCAGATACAAATGCATCAGGAGCAGAAGGATCAGCGACGATATCTGCAGCAGTTGCTAACATGAAATCTTCACCTACAACTTTGCATCCATCACGATTTTCTTTTAGTGATCCAACACCACGAGAGGAGACTCCAAGTGTTACACCTTCACCAATTAGTGACTTTGCAATCTTACCCATTGGTGTATCAAGAAGTTGTGCCTTTCCAACAAAATTATTTCCTTCTTGACGAAGAGATGTAATCTTATGAGAAACACGATCAAGATTTACAGTTGGACCTTCAGGGTGTCCAAGTTCACCAAGTGCACGACCTTTTTGTACAAATGATTCGTTATATCTTCCAACTTCTTTCGTAAGAGTTTGAACAGGATACATTCTTCCATTACGATTTTTGATATCACCTTGCAAGAAAACACCCTCAATATACATTTTCTTTTTACCGCCTTTTCCTTCAACGATAAATTTAACTTGTGATACTTCTTCGGTAATTAATTTCATGTTACTAATGGGTAAATCCTACTTTAGATCCTTTAACTGCTGCATTGCTTGCGAATACACAATGTGCATATTCTTTTTCTAGAAATTCAACTGAGGTTGCTGGCATTGTGAAAGATCCTATACCAGTTCCACTTTGTGTTTCGACAACACTTACAACATGTGCACTAGAATCAGTGTTTACAAGACGAACAACACGAGCTTCACTAAAACTTGTAGCAGTTCCTGTTGTTGTTGGTAACGCAATTTCTGCAGCTAATACATTCGTGTTTAATGGCATTACTCGTCCTCAGCGGTCTCCGGTTCAGTGGTCACTTCATCTTCTACTTCATTATCTCCAAAAACAGAATTAGCTATTTCAGGTCTTTGACTTTCAATTTTTTCTGCAGCTTTTGCAAATAAAGCATCTTTTAATTTGCTAGTTACTTCAGAAGCAGCAGAATCTGTTGCTATCAAATCGATAATTTCTTCCATATTATTAATATATTATTATACTTTATTTATACTTCTTCAGATACCCAAGCATCCGTATCTAAAATAACATTAATTTCACTAAGAGTGTATGGTCCTTCTGTGCTTGTTAAATTACTTACACATGATGGTGTATCACCATCCCATTTTATAAAAGTTTTTGTTTCATCAATTGATTTTCTTACAGTAGAAGCAGAAGTTTCTAAAACTTGAGAAAAATCTACTTTACTAAGTTCAGAAGATTGAATAATTAGATAATTGCGTGACATGATTAGAGTCCGTAACGTGATTTACTAGCATTATAATTTTGTAGCACTTCACTGGCTGTTAGTGCTTTTCCTTTGTATACATGGACTTGTGCTACTCTTCCATCTATAAATGCGTTTCCACCTCTGTTAACTCCAATTTTAAATTCACCAGTTGTATCACTAGCAGCACTAAAATTATGTACGTCTGTTGCAGTTCCATAAATGCTATCACTGTCATCATGAGAGGTACCGTTTACATATATTTTTAATTCATTTTCAGACCTGTCATTAACAACCATTACATAAAACCAATCAGTCCCTACTAATGCTGAAG